CTCAGTATTGTGTTTGCTTCTTCTTTTTCCATATTCTGATAATTTTATTTTCTTATTCATACAATGTAATTATACCACATATTTCATTATTTTCCAACTATTTTTATTTACTAATATAATACCATTTCGCCTCTAGGCTACTTTTGGTTTCTATCGCTTTTACGATTAACTTATTATACCAAAAAACCCCCTTGGTATTATAAATACCTTTTAGAACTCTAGGAGCAAGATTATGGATAAAATCAAGTCCCTCATTAATTATAATTTATATGGGAACAGTACTTCACTTTTAGAAAATTTTTCATTCGATAATAATGACTTTAAAAAATTAGCAGAAGAATTCGATTCTTTATGTGAAAGTACTAAAATTGTTATGGAGGGACCACTTTCTAAATTCTTCGGAAAGATTGAAAATTTCAAAAATAATAGACTCGTTAAGAGTGCTGATAACCAACTTGCAAAAGCAGTTGCAAAGGATCAAGGTAAATTAAATGCCGCAATGGGTGTTATGGCTTCGGCTCTTGCTCGTCGTATTAACAGACTGGGTGAATTAGGTAAACAACTTATAGTTAAAACCAAAAACGCTGATGAAGTTACTGCTAATAAAATTCAATCAGCGGTAGATTCTCGTATTAAAGATACCCAAGAGTTTCTTTCTCGTGTAATGGCAGCTAAAAATAACTTACTCGCTGATGCTACTACTGATCCTAAAAAAGCTGATGAGTTTATAAAACAGGCTGAGAAAGCAGAACAAAAAGCAGAATTTCAATCTCAAAAAGCAGATGCAGCAGATGCAGCAGAACAGCAGGCATCTTCTACTACTACTGGGGATAGCGTGGCACCTGAAGCTGAGAATACCGACCCGATAGTTGACCAAATTAAAAATGCTGATGGTAATATTAAATCGCAGGCTAATAAAGAAATTCAAAACATCCTTAGAACTAAAGGAAGAGAATATCTTGTTAACATTCTTAAAAAGGCTGGAATTGGTGAAAACAAGGGAGTATTAGGCGAAGCTGTTGAGATTCAAGAAAGAACTGCTAGAGGTATCATAAACCCTAAATCAATAGCTCAACTTCTTTCATCAAACGCTTCAGATAAATCTCTTCTTAAAGCATTTAATAAACTAAGCAGAGGTAAACAAAATCAAATAGCTCATCAACTTGAGAAATCAGTTATGAGAGATTTTGTAAATACTGAAGTAGGACAGAGTTTATCTAATACAACCACACCAAACGATAATGTTGGATCAGGAACTGGAGATCAGCTTAATACTCCTGATGAAGGGGGCGAAGAAGAAACCAATAATAGTATTGATGCTCAAGAAGTAAGTAAGAGAAACCTCGAAGGAGTTGCTAGTATTATAGCAAAGGTTACTGGAAAAAATAACCCTGGGGCGAATGGAGCAACAGCTAATAAAATTATTAGATTAGTGGTAAACGATTACAATGAAACAGGAAGTGCAACTCAAGCAATTAACAACTTTGCGACTTCTGAATATGGTGCTAAGTTTGGTAATGATGCTAAACAATTAGCTATTCAAGCTATTGATGGTTTTGTTGATTTAAATAAAGAATCAGTAGAAAGACCCATAGTTGAAGAGATTAGACGAAGATTACGTAAAAATATATAAAAGAAAAAAGGCTCTAAGTGAGCCTTTTCTTTTTTAATTCTCGCCTAGAACTTTTCTCCAGTCTGGGGTATCGAGGTTAGGTGGTCTTTCTTTTTTACCTGTTCTATAATTTAATTCATCGGCAAGTAAGGGTCTAATCTTTTCTAAGTCTTCCTTATGAAATTTCATAGTTCCTTTTTTATCCATCATCTTATTAAAAATAGGAACATTTATAATCTTATGATTAGTTTCACTAGCCTTTTTAATTTGTCGAAAAAAAGCTACAGCGTTATCTAAAGTTAAAATAAAATAATGATATCCTTTTTCTTTTTCAGTATAAAAATAAACTGATATATCCTCATTAATAGATTTAACTTCTGGCGGATTGTGTTTCATTTTAGTCTCCAAAACTAAATAATTGTGAAAGATCGTTAGTGGTTAAACTAGGAACATCCCAATTCATAAGTTGAAAGAATTTCTTAAGTGGGTTAAAAAAAGCTCTTTCATACTGTCTTTCGCGGTCAATATAATTGTCAATTTTTAATTCATCTACCCATTGGTCTTTATAAGATAAAATATCATATCTCCAAAGTCGTCCTGGTTTCATTAACACAAGTTTTATCTTATCTCCTTCATAAATCAAGTCATATTTTGTAGCCAGCTCAGGTCGGTCCCTAATAGCTTGGTTATAAAGAATACTTCCTTTAATGTGCTGCGGTGTAGATTTAAACCTACCTTCTAGTTCTCGGCGTTCTAACCAATCTTTAATGTTGTTAGCAGTCGATGGAAAGGCAATATCAGCAACACTAGCAGTTAAAAATTCATTCCTTACCTCTCTAATACGCGATACAAATAATTCACGGTCAACATTTTTAAGCAACTCAAACACATACTGCTTCATATATTTTTTAGCCAATGGAGGGGTTGAGCTACGAACTAGATCAACTCCAGTTGCTTTTAGTTTGTCTACCTTAACATCACCTTCACCGTTGACTTCCCACATTACATATTTTTTCTTTTCGATAAAGAAGGAGCGCCTTGCAATAGATTCACGCTTAAAGAAAATCATATTCTCATTACAGTTATACGATTTTATAGAAAGGTGATTCATTGAATCTTGAATATAATCAGAAATGAAAGGTGCTAAAGTGTTATTAATAAAACCGATAACTTTATCCATTTCATTATCATCTATAGAATTACGATATTTAACACGCAAAGTATCTAGAATTTGACCAACATCAACATAAATTGAGTCAGTGTCGCAATAAATAGAAGCACCCTCAAAATTCTTAGCTTCGCGTTTAACGGCTAACGGATGTGAATCCCATTTAGTTGAGAAATATTCATCAACAACTTCCGATACTCTCTTAGTAATTGACTGCCCAGTAAGAGTAACTGCCATTGCGTTATCAAGGTCATAAAAACGAGAATATTTAGTTGAAAGATATCCATAAACAGAGTTAATTAGGATTTTATAGTTCAACTGAAGGTTGTCGTATGTTTGTTCAGCTTCTTTATCACCTGAAGATTTAGCTGCGAGCATTTGATTTTTATAAATTTTACGTTTATTAAACCACTCTTTTACAAATCTAGGAACAACCCCAACTTTATCCTGTAAATAAAGAGCACCATTACCCGCCATACAATAATTACCATCTTTAATAAGCTCAACTACTTCTTGAAGTTCCATTTCTTCATCTTCTTCAGTATATACCACACCATTAGGTATGATACCAGAACCCAAAGCTTCTCTAATTTTAGATACTGATTCTTCCTTAAGTTTTCCTATTTTAGTTTCAGGTGAAATATTCCATCCCATCATAATTGAAGGATAAAGAGAAGTAGCATCAAAACTAACGGTCCATTCATGAAGACCTTGAATTGGGTCTTTAACAAAACCACCTGGGAATTTACTACCCTCATCGGCTCGGTTGACATCAGGCAATACAATACATTCCTTAGCGAGTTCGGAAAGGAATGCACCATCAAGTACTCTAACAGTCTTTTGATAAAAGTCAAATGGGACATGACAGCCATAACAGAAAGCTGTAAGAATATTAAGAAATCCTTTTTTATCTTCTAGTTTTCTTAAAAGCCTAACGTCCTGCACGTTATATTCACAATATTTTTGCCAATCATTGTTATAAAGATCAGCAAGAGTACCATCATATTCTATTTTCTTTTCGCCTAACTCATCTTCAGCAACAGAATCAAGCTTCCAACTTGAGCGTTGAGAAAATGTGTAATTCTGAAAAACTTCAAGCATATCAATTGTTGAAATACCACCAATCATAAAACGTTGTTGTGTCCTACCACTCTTAAGAGTAATCTCTCTTTCACGAACAACACCAATAGGGCTAATCTTTTTGGATTCATCTTTTCCTAAAATTTTCTCGGCTCTATTTAGGATATACGGTATGTCATAACCGTTAGAATTCCAACCAGATAAGAAATCAGGGTGCTTACGACGAGTCCACTGAAGATAATTACTCAAAAGCTTTTCTTCACTATCGAAAATATACTTTTGAACTTCTTCACCTTTCTGTGTAATAAAATCAACATTGAAGTTCTTTTCGGCAAACACGTAGAATTTTTCATCTTTAGTAGACCAAACCGTAATAATAGTGATTGGAAAATCAGCATGTTCTGGTTTCGGAAACCCTTCTTCTGAATGAACCTCAATATCAAGATAGTGAATATCAAATTTAGGTGGGGTGAGATTTGAATTCATATAATTTTCAATTATAAACTTAGTCTCAATAGGAACATCAGACTCATAAAGGTCTCTTCCCATATCCTTATAACGTGCTGACGTGTCTTTGAATTCTCGCCACTTTTCACATTGAATACGCTTAGCTGGTTCACCGTAAATTGTTCTATAACCTGTACTCTCATTTGAGTCGGGTTGTGCAACATAGAAAAACAACGGGGCAGGTGCTGTTTTGTGCTCCTTGACCCCGTTATTATATTCCCAGTAATGTATTTCGCTCCTGCGATGATCAAAGTAAACGTTACTATACATTAAATCCCCTTGGTATAATTATACCATTCAATTCACTCCAACTAAAACACACTTTTATTCAAAAAGTACTTCAGTCTCAGCCTCATCAATAACTTCTTCTAAATCAACTACCTCTTGTTTAGGTGGTTCTTCAATAGAAGGAGGTTGAACGTTAAGAACGGATCGAGCAAATTTTTGTGGATCAATTCCCATTTGCTTTAAAACTATACAACCAACAAATTCTGGTTTCTCGCAAATTTCGCGTTCAACAGCCTCTTTAAAATCAAGAGGTGTGTTACATGTCTGTTGTTTCCAACGACCTGTTTCATCGTTCTCAAAACGCTCAAAAAGCGTACTGTCAATAACTCCATTATCAAAAATTTGGAAGTTCATTTTAAAAAGTACCTTTGGTTTTGGCATTTTTTCATCTGCTTCATCTTTAGCTTTTTTTGGCATTGTTTTCTCCTTTAGTAACAGCCCAAGGAATATCTAACCAATCCTTGTTTTCTCTAATTCTTAGGTTTACTTCCCAAGCAGTCTTCATTATATCCATAGATACTCCCATGTCATCAGCCAAATTTATCAATGCGTTGATATCTTTAGGAAAACATTTTCCGCCCCAGCCCTTAAACCCATCAAATCCTGGTACATCAGCATGACTATTACCACAACGAGAGTCTTCATGAAACACATTAATAAAGTTTTGCCAATCATCCTGTTCTAATGATGTATATAAATCGTACATTTCATTCATAAAACTTACTTTGAGAGCTAAAAATGAATTTCGTGTATATTTTAAAAGAGCAGCGGAGACAGGAGACATTTTATGAAATTTTGTAATCTTACATTTACTTTTTCTTTTAAAGATATCTTCTATTTCTTTTTTAATATATAATTTATTAGTACCAACTATCATATAATCTTGGTTAACAAAATCAGAGTCTGCGTTTCTCTGAGTTAAAAACTCTGGTGAAAAAGCAAAATCTATGTTTGAAATTCGTGAATATTCATCTACTTTTTGAGGAATACACGTACTTTTCAGAATGACTATAGGTTTTGTAATTTTAGATTTGGTTCTTTTTTTAAGAGAAACAAAAACAAAATCACATATAGAAGAATCAAAAGATAAATCTTCATTCATAGGTGTCGGTACACATACAAATATAAGTTCGCACTGTTCAGCCATATCATCAATACTTACTGTGTGTTCATATTGCGGATCGTTAATAAGTATTTCACATTTATCACAGAAAGCTGCTGCATGAGCACGACCAACGAAACCATTTCCAATTATTCCAATTTTCATTAAGCGTTCCTTGTGTATGATTCTGTATAAAATTGGGTATTGTCCTCAAGCCAACGATTTGCAAGTTCGGCACGACCAGCATCAAGAGCAGCCTGCCACATTGTCTCGTCTTTCTCAAGTTGTTTTAAAACGTCATACCATGAACCAACTTTATTTTCTACGGTTAATGCATTAGGTACTAAATCATATGGACCAATTCCGTCTTTAGTTGCAGAACATATACATGGTAACCCAATAGCAGAAGCTTCAAGCAACTTAAGATCAGACTTGCCATAATTAAAAATACTATCTTTAATTGGCGCTATAAAAACATCAGCGTCTATTGCATCCAAAGCATTTGGGAATGCATAGAAATCACTCCAATCATAAAACTCAACCTTACCTAATAATGAAGGTGGACATACACCCAAGAAAACCCATTCAAACTCGTCAATAGTTTTATCAATAAGAGGAAGTAAGAAATCAAAATCGCCACCTTTGGCTATATGACTTGCTGATCCTGACCAAAGAATTCGAAGTTTTCCATCCTTAGACTTACGATATTTGTCTCTTTTTCCGCAGTGACCCCATAAGTAACGAGGTAAAAAGTTAGGAATAACCGTTGAGTTTGTTATGTTAAATCTATCTTCATAGTAGTCCTGTAGAAATTGAGTACTGAACGTTACCATGTCTGACATCTTCATTATTTCTATGGTTGTGTCTTTTCGTGATTGGGTGTAATACTGATAAGCAAGAATGTTATGTGGTTCTACTTCATGAAGTAAATCATCTAACTCATATGATATTTTACACTTAGATGTAGTTTTTGCTAACATCCTGCGATATTCAGCAATAATAGCTTTATGAGAAGCAGTTGAGTTTCGCTGAAATCTCAACCAATCTGCTCTGGCTAAAAAGTTCATATCAAAGTTAAAATTATATAGAAAAGGACAATCATATTCTTTTTCAGAAACTAGGTAATTAAAAGGTATAATAGTTCTATAAAAACCGCACCCTGCGCGGTCGGAAGGAAAACTGATGATTGTACGTGATGGTTCTTTTTGTCTACCTCTAAACATTTTAGGGATATTTTTATTTACGTTTGTTTGTGACATTTTTTATTCTTTCTGTAGTATAATGTATTATAACAAATTAAAAGGAGATTCTTATGGATGATTCTACACAGGATAATTCCAAGATAAAGCCAAAAAAGAAAAGAGCAAAACGTCGATTGATTTCAGATGAATCACGTTATTACATTGATAAAGATGAATACTCAAAAGAATTAAGCTCATACCGTGAAACTGGTAAATGTACTGAACGTTTAGGTGAGCTTTATAAAACTCATGTAGACCGATATGCTTCTGCTGCAAACTTTAAAGGTTATACTTTTCTTGATGAAATGAAAGGACAAGCTTTATTGTTCTTGATGAAATATTCGCATAATAATTTTAATGGTAACAACGCATTCTCGTATTGTACTACTATTATTCACAACGCATTTCTTCAGGTTATCGCAAAAGAAAAGAAACATTCAGAATTAAAGGATAGACTTATTAAAGCACAGGATCGTATTGATCCAGAGAGAAGTCGTTTCTCAGTGCTAGATAAAATTATCCTTGATGAAGAATAATTTGGATTTATCATTATCTTAAAGGAGTCTATTAAATGAGTAACAACTCTAAAATGGCTTTTATTAGTGATATCCATTTCGGTGTTCGCAATAATAGCGAAATTTATCTTGGAATAATGGAAGATTTTTTTCTAAAAACATTACCTAAGGTTCTTAATGATCATAACATACGTGATTTAAGAATTTTGGGTGATCTTGTAGAGTATCGTAATACTATTAATATTAGAACTTTAAATTATGTTCTAAAGATTTTTAGATGGTACGCAACTGAAATGCCTCAAGTGTCTATTAAGATTCTTGCTGGTAATCATGATATCTATTATCATAATCGACTTGATATCAACATGTTAGAAGCACTTCGTGACTTAAACAATATTGAAATAATTGATAAAGTTACTGAAGAGAATATAAACGGCAAAAAGATAATAACTTATCCTTGGCTTATAGATGGAAGCGAAGCTGATATCAAATTTAAGTCTGTTCAAGATTCAAAAGAAAAATATGATTTATGTTTAGGTCATTTTGAAATTAATGGTTTTGAAATGCAACGTGGTATTTCTTGTGAAGATGGTGTTGAGAGTGGTGCTTTTAAAAACTACAAGAGGGTGTTTACTGGACATTTTCATATTCGCAATACCTCTAAAGACGGTAAGATAACTTATTTAGGTTGTCCTTATCAAATGGATTGGGGTGATTATGGAAATGAAAAGGGAATTCATATATTTGATGTAGACACTGGAGAAACCACGCTAGTAATGAACGAGGATTCTCCTAAGTTTGTCAAAATAACTATTGATGATATCCAGAAAAAGCGCAAAGCTAAATTTCAACAAATTCGTGGTAACTTTGCTAGATTAGTAATTGAAAAGAAAGTAAACGAATCAGCACTTATAAAAGTCCAAGCTAAACTTGAAGCAATGGGTCCTATTAAGTTTGATGTTGATAATCAATACATTGAGGATTTTGAAGGAATAGTAGATGATGTTGAACTTGAAAACATTAATGATCCGATATCCTTCATGAGTGAATATGTTGAAGCTTTTGAATTTGAAGAAGAAGAAAAAATAGAAAAGAATGAAATTAATAAGTTAATGAAGGAACTTTATGCTGCCGCAATAAAAGACTAACTTATTATAAATTTGGATTAGCTAAACCCCCTTAACGTGATATAATATGTATCATGATAAGGGGGTTTTATGCCTAAGATAAATCTTTTAGATGTAACATTAAAGAATTTCTGTTCTTTTGGAAATAACGAGACGACCTTTAAATACCAGACTGGAATTAATGCAGTAACTGGTCATATAGCCAATAGTACACGTAGAAACGGTATTGGTAAATCAACTCTTTTAGTTGATTCGGCATCTTTTGCTATATACGGTAAACCTCTCCGTGGTGGAAAAGTAAAACTAGATGAATTAGTTAATAATGTAAATAAAAAAGGATGTGAAGTTACTTTACGTCTTGAGGTTGATTCTGATGTTCTTAAAATAGTTCGTAAAATGAAACCAGGGTCGCTTGAGGTATTTGTTAATGATAGCGATTCACCAAAACAGTTTGACTCCAAAGCTCATACCCAAGAATGGCTAGAAGATAAAATAGGTATTAGTCATACTTGCTTTTCTAATATTCTAGTTTTAAACATTAATTCGAGTACCCCTTTCCTCGACATGGATAAGGCTAGGAAGCGCGAAGTAATGGAAGACATACTTACACTAGGCGTATATGGAAAGATGGCTGAGAAGGCAAAGACACGCCATCTAAACGCTAAGGATAACATGAAGGACTTTGAAGGTGATTTCAGGTCGGCTGTTAGTGCTTTTAATCTTGCAAAAGAAAGCCGTGAAAGTATTGATGAAAAACTTAAACATTTTAAAGAAGAGAAAAAGAATCATATCAATGAACTTAACGAAGAAATTAATCAACTTCGTACTGAAGATGAAAATATTAGAAAAAATACCCGCTGGGGTGATTATACAAAGAAGGTTGATGACTTTCATACAAACGTAATGGATTGTATTAAACGTTTAGCTGAACTCAATTCTGAAATTTCTGATCATAAAAAACAAATCAGAGATACAAACGATGTTCTAGAAAGACTCGATAGTAAACCACATTGCCCTCTATGCAAATCAAAAATTGATGAGAAAAACGAAATAGCTCTCAATTATATTACGGAATGCCGAAAGAAAGTAGAAGACAATAATAATCTTTTAAAACAAAAACAAAAAGAACATAAAGAACAATTTGAATTAAAAGATAAAAATGAACGTAATGAATCAAAAGCAAAAAAGATTATGGCTTCTCAAGAACAAGCTAATCGTCGCTTAGATGTAATCGCGTCCCTTATTGAAAGTCGTACTTCGCAGCTTGAAGAAGCAGAGAATAGGAAATTCGATGCTGATGGGATTATATCTGATGATCGACTTAAGGACCTTGAATCAGAAGTAAAGAAAACTGAGAAAGAATACGAAAAAACCGAAAAGGAATTCAACTACTTCAAAGTAATTCGTAAGTTACTCGGTGAAGAAGGTATGAGAAAATTTGTAGTATCGAAAATTCTACCGTATCTTAATACAAAAGTAAATGAATACTTAAAAGTAATGGGTTCTGATTATACTCTTGTGTTTGATGCTAACCTTGAAGCTTCGATTAATACGAAAACTAGAGATAATAGAAGTTATCCTAGTCTCTCTGCTGGTGAACGTAAGAGAGTTGATGTAGCTGTTTTACTTGCTCTAATGGCTGTATCTAAAATGCAAAACTCAGTAGATACAAATATTTTAGTACTTGATGAAGTTCTTGATACTTCTATGGATAATGAAGGTGTAGAATCATTCTTAGATTATTTGAAAAATCAGTTTAAAATTAAGTATCCTGAGAAATGCATTTATATCATTACACACCGTAAAGAAATTGCTGATGATAATTTTGATCGTTTAGTAAATCTTGTTAATAAAAATGGGTTTACTTACATTGATTCTATTATCGACTTCTAAAAGCACCACGAAGAGTAGATTGAATTTTTTCTCTAAAAGAGTCTACTGAAAGAGGCTCATCTTCTTCTTCAATTGGTTCTTCTTCATCTCTTTTGCCTTTTACTACGAATTCATAAGCAGAATTAATGAAGTCATCGGTAACAGGATGATTTGAACTAGCCATTTTATCTAGGTCATCAGAAGCTTTAGTAATAAATTCATTAAGAGAAGTCATGAAATCTTCAGCTTTAACTCTATAATTTTGAAGGTTTTGTCCTTTTTGATTAATAACAATACTTACTAAATCAAATAATTTTTCACGAACTAAATCAGAGTAACCTTTATAAATGCTGTAGATTCTCTTTTTATATGTAGGATCAAAAAATCTAAATGGTGTAGTCAAAAATTTCATTTCGATTTCTTTTTTTCTACTTTCAGCAGCTTTGAATAATGTCACTAAAAGTTTTTTGACATTTTGATCAAGTGAATCTAACTTTGGCATTTGTTGTTTAATCATAGCAAGAGAACCGTGATTTTTAACTTTATTAAGAATATCATTACGAGCTTTTGTAACTTGATTATATTTTTTACTAAGAGCTTCACCAATTGTGTTTTCATCATAATTATTAAGAATTTCTTCTACTCTAGCTCTAGATTGTGAATGTACATTATTTAAACTCATTCTTTCAGCAGATACCATTAGAGCTTGACTAAGACCAACAATACTATACGTGTTTAAAATATTCTCAATATTAGGACCTGTAGCAGAGCTTGGTACGTCTACTCTTTTGGATTTAGGACCTGCTTCTTTATTTCTACGATCAATTGCTTTTTTTGCTGAACTAATAACTCTTTTATCTTGATCATCAAGAAGAGTAGTATCACCAGAATCAATAACGTAACTAACTAAATCTAGAGCATCAGCGATGTCTGTTTTTTCATTACCAGAAAAACCTCTAAGCTTTATAGCAGATTCTAGATTATTTTTAAGATCGTTATAATAATTCATACTAGGCATAATATTACTCCATATTCTTCATTATTTATATGAAGACATACTTCTAGGCTCAGAATAACTTTAAGTTACTCAGTTACTTTTAAATCTATTTTTATTAAGTTATTTTTATTAAGTATAGAATCGAGAGCTTTGTAGCCTCTTATTCTGTGGCTATTTTATTATAATCGCATAGTCGTCCTCACTGCACTTTGATGAGAGCAGGAAACAATGACTCTATGTGACCATTCTGCGCAGACACCAACTTACGGCATGGCTGTCTTAATATATCCGCACTGTTTTGCCTCTTCCCTCGCAGTTACCATTGAGAGCCGACTAAAGGTGTCAAACAGAGAACCTTCCTTTAGCCGTATTCTGCTGTCTTTTGTTTTAAGAGCTAGACTAACTTAGATGCTCTGAATTACAGTATAACAAACAAATATCAAATATACAAAACCAATTTTATTTAACTATTACTTTTAAAGGGTGTTTTTTATCATATTTTTGATTTACTGCTGACATTATTAATGGATTCCAGTAACCTTCTTTAAAATAAAACGAAGCAGTAGTTGATCTTAGGTAAGTAAAATCATCTTTCCATTTCTTAAATAAACGACTTCCGTGGTGAATATAACTTTTAGCGTGTTCTTCTTTAGCTAGGTTTATTTGTCCATCAGAAAGATGTTCACAGTCGGCATCAATTGCGTAATTTTTATAACCTTTACTTAAAGCTTGTATACAAATATCAGCACCGTACCAATGGTAATGGTCAAATGTTTTTTCGTCATATTTAATACCAAGATCAGCACGACAGAACATTGCACATTCATCTAACGTTTGAACTTCTTTAAAACGACCCCAACGTTTGCGGTTTAAATCAGCAATAGTAGTTCCCTTCTTTATACCAGGACCTAATTCGCTTGCGTCATTGCTAAGGTAAAGTGCTCCATATTCAGCAGCTTGTGACTGCCCATTTTTTGAAGTACCAGCTACACCAAGAAATGCATATTTTAATGCACTTTTATCAAAGTAGTCAAAATGCTCACGAATACTACTTATCCATTTTGGTCCACAACGAATATCTTGATGTGTTAAAGCATAGTATTCAGAGTTAGCGACTGACATACCAAAATTAAGAGCTTCCGCTGGTGACTTAAACTCATTTTGAGCGTTTCTAAGCCAGATGATTTCAAACGTTTGGTTAGTGTCTTGGATACGAAGATCATATAAAAAATCAATAAATTGTTCTTTTGTATGTGAAAGAGTGATAATAGAAAAATTCTTCTTCTTATCAGATTTCTTATAGTTGTTTCTGTCATATGGTTTAGTAAAATCATGAACTTCAAGCTCAGAAATAATTTTATCCACTTCTTTTATGTTTTCATCCAATGCGTTTGGTTTATTGACAATAATCTTCTTATAAGGATTTGATCCCTCATCAAGTGATGCTAACCCAGAATAATATTTCAAATGAGAAGGACCATCTATGGTATCGTTTGGTTTAATAACAATACGTTCGCCTTTTAACACTATTGCAATATTCTTTTTTGTTATATTTTTAAATAACATCGACATCTTTCATTATAAAGGGAAAATCATTCTTTTCATAGAATTTTACCCGTTTTTTCAAATGACTTGAAGAGAATTTTAGATTTTCTGCGAAGTCGTATAGTTGGAGTTTCTTTTTACTTTGATGTTTACGAAGACCACGACCCACTGACTGAAGAGTTTGAATCTTTGATTTTCCAGCGGAAGCAAATATAACACAATGGAGTCTCTTAATGGAAACACCCGTTGAATATACACCAACAGTAGCAACTACCACATTCCCACCAGATTTTTCAAGTTCATATCTGACGTGATTTCTATCATCAATCTTAGTATCACCACATACCATATGAGCTTTAATACCTTTTTCTTCAAGCATACTCATAATGGTTTTACCGTGATCAATCTTTTTAACAAGAATAAGAGTATTTTTGCCTTTCGAAGCGTACTTTTTAGCAACATTTACAATCGCTGTATTTCTATTTTCGTTAGTTTCTACAAATTGTTTTTCAGCTTCGTAAGTTGCCTGTTCATAATGTGTTACGATTTCTTGCGGGTATTGTAAATTAATAATATTAATTTGAATATCTGAAATCTTTTTAAGTTTTATTAATTCCCCAGGCATTACACGATCAACAACAGGTCCAAGTACACCTTCAATAAGCATGTAATCACTCTTGGGGTCTGGCATAGTACCAGTAAACCCTAATCTTATATCAGCATTCGTCATATTTTCAGCAACCGACCGAACAATATCAGCTTTAAGCCCATGACAGTTACTAACGCACACATCTTCAGCAAAATAATTGTGATTATCTTCTATATGAAGATTAAAAACTTCTTCAGTGTTTTCTATCTTAGTTATTCTTTTTATTTTCACGGTAACCTCGTTATAGCTTTTAGTATTTTATCATTAGATGTCATGGTCTTGATTTTTTGCTTCCTGATGCTTAAATATGATTCGTCTATGTATTTGAAAGTATAATTATGTAACTCACACCATTCCTCAGCAGCTTTTTGTTTAATGCGACATCTCGTAGACTCTTTGTTTGATATGGGTTTGACTTCATAAAGTATCTTATTTTTTTTCATCATGAAAATCAACAATATATATCACCTGTTAAACCGTGCCACTCTAAATCCTCATCACCATTGAGTTCATCTACTTTCTTCCACGAACCGTCACTGAGCATTACTTTATGGTTTCCTGTAATTTTCAATTTTTTACCGTTTTCAAATTCCAATTCATACATCTGTTGGTCTAAAGACATATTATGGTAAACCTCTTTTACTGGTTTAATTTCTATTTCACCTGTATTTTCATTCTTTGTTATAACCATTTCACCTTCATTTATATCTTTTATTTTCTTTTTAGTACCATTAGACATACTAATAAGAGAATCTGGATGTAAACATTCATCAGCGATAAAAACCGTAAAATCTTTTAGAAATTTCTTTTGTTTGTGCATGGATTGCCACGTCGATACTATAATAGGTTGTTCGGTGTCTTTTTGAAAACCACAGAACTTACCAACCAAATCAGGTGGCATACCAAAATCAATAAGATTCTCAGTAATTTGTTCAACAAGATCAAGTTTAGGTACTAAAATAAGAAACTTCATGTCTGGGTTATATTTCAATAAGTAGTTAACTACTAAGAAAATAGTAAGAGACTTACCAGATGACGTACAATGTTCCATGATTGCGCGGCGATGGTATAGACTTTTTAGAGCAGCACGAGTTTGGTAAACATAAGGAACATACTGAGGATTCAAACGTTCTTCGTTTGCTAACATGTAATTAGAAACAAGCTCATTTTTTTCAATCTTTTCAGGAAGTAGCCCAGGATCAATTTCTATTTCATACTCTCCAGTATTAACATAATTATAGATTAACTTAAAAGTACCAATATAGAACATACCATTTCTTTGTACGAAATGAATTTTACCGTCCCAACATCCAGCACGATACGCAGGCATAAACCAATAGTTATCTACTGGTACTGCGAATTTCTTAAAGACTGCCTCAAGGATACTGATATTATCAGTTACCAATCTTCCATAGGTATTATCAATTTTGACGAATGTTAATTTATTAGTATCAGTCATGCGCTCTCTAATCTTTTAATCTCTATTATATCTTTTATGTTAAAAGTTTGGTTTTTAATTGCTTTCATTCTCATTTCAATATGTTCACAAATCAAATTTTGACTAAAAACCATTCCATCATATTTTTGCCAATCAGAAGAATTTTCAATCATTGAGTCAATTCTATCTAAATCTCTAATTGCTCCGTATTTATATTTAACGAGTAATTTTTCCTTAATATATGAAAAACAGTTTCTATAATAACTAAGAAGCATTTTTTCTTTGTATAGTCTTTCTGTTAGTTCACCAAAAGTTTCAACTATGTTTATGAGACTCACATCTAATTCATCTGGATCAATAGTAAAAGCTCTACGAATACTATCATCAATTTCCTTGATGATATTCTGAGTGTACTCTTCAATATCAAAAGAATCCATTTCTTCTAAATTGAGCTTTTTCATGTTAATCCTTTAATCTATGAACTGAGTTAAGATATCTTACTACATAATTTTTATTTTTACAACATTCCATAAGTGTTTTAATATGATCAACAATAAGTTGGAAATAGTCAATTCTAGCTTCAGCGATTATGTATTTTGGATGCGCTTTAATCCAAGTATCTTTTTCTTTTTGATTAGTGAATATTCTTTTCTTACCATCTGGTCTTGTTACTTCACCATTGTTTATTTTTTCAAGTAACTCATGTTGGGTACGATGACGATGACGAAAAGCACCTTTAACTTTTGCTTTATAAAAAGAAAGATTCTCTACTAATCTTTGGTTCTGTGAAATATTAGCAATAAGTTCACCATTTAATTTAGCTCTATTAACTCTGAAAACAGATTTTACGTCATCTGTAATATCTTGAATTATCTCAAGAGTACGTTCTTCCATCTTCTGAATTTTCTCATCAACTTTTTCTGGCAACATTTGACCTCCTTTTGGTAAAATGTATAAATAGATTATACCATATTTTTAAGGGGTTTACATGAATATACGTAATAAAATGGAACGTGAGTTAGAAAAGATAGAGGTTGATAAGATAACACCTATAGCTGATGAACAGATTATTGAGATTATTGATAGTCTGAAATATCTTGATAGTGATCTTAAGCCATTACTCGATACCATTACTCGATTAATAGAAGCAGTTGACGATCCTTCTTTTAAAACTCATATACTCAGAAGGATTCTTAAATTCTATGGTTTTGGTAATGGTGATATATTATCAACCCGTCAAAAGTTTGTTATTATGGAAGGTCAATTGGTTAAGCGCCCGTTTTTAAAGCAAAATCAGAAAGATTGTATAAATATCCTTTTAGATGACTTAGATATTAATCTTTAGGAGAACCTGATGAGTTTCAAGAAGTTTTTAACTGAAGAGTGTGGTAACCCAGATATGGTTAAATGGGATGTCGTACTCTTTTTTGGTGATTACTCACCTATAACAAAAAAAGAATACGAAAGAGTTGATCAGTTTGTTGAAACTGTAATTAAGAATCCCCAATGGGTGGCGCGTTTTGCTGACCGTGTTGATGTTGGTCTTGTAGCTGATGCTAGTCATGAAGAAGATCATTTGGAACTTGAATCTAATTTCCAATTAACATTTGAAGAAAAGAACTTTATCACCTCTAAATTATTTGGTTTAAAAATGATAAACGCTGATATAACAAACCTTTACGAGACTGCTAAGATTCCTGCAAGAGAAGAAGAGTTTGTAAAGACTGCGAGAGAAGTAGTAGATAAATTGTATAGTAGATTTCATAAAGCTAATATTTTGTTAGTACTACGTCCATCTGATCGTGATAACATTAAAGAATTCATGAAAATTAAACCGTATCTTCAAGATGAAAACATAAAAGTCGGCTTTATTGTTTTCCATGAAGAACCAGAAGTTGATATGGGATATCTAAGAGGTATTCCTTGTAATGGCGATACTATTAAGATAATTACACTTCTTAACGCAGAACGTCCTGATCCAGAAGAATTGCGAGGATTTGCTAGTAAGTTCCGAATTCATAATAGAATAAATGATATAAGAAAAATACATTTTAAAACAGGTGGGGATAATTATTACTTAGCTTTTGAGCAATTTTTCCCTGATCTAAAAATCTACGATGTAAAAGATCAAGAGTCAATCAAAGCAAACTATGAAGTTGTTTTGGATATGATAAAAGAAATGTATTTAAAGTTTGTGCAGTAATTATAAATAATAGCAAAGATTTAGGAGAATAGCTATGCAATGTCCTTATTGTGGCTCAACACACCTTACAGAAACCTTTAATTTCAATGAACATTCATGTGATCGTTGTGGGTGCGAATTTAAACATGACGATAATCAATATCGTATATTCGAAGAAGGTAAATATGAGAAGTTCTGCGAGTCAGTACTTCTTGAAATGACTAACACTACAAACGTTCAGGTAGGTAATGTACTTGTACAGGTTATCCGTGAATGTAAACGTTATGGTCCAAGTCAGCTTGATGTTATGCTTGAACATCTTAAGAACGTTGCTGAGACTATTCTTAGTGAAACTCAGATCGGTAGAAGAGATAACTATGACTTCGGTGCTCTTGTAGAAGGTGTCGATGCATTTGAAACTCTTGGTAAAACTCTTGTTGAAAGAAAAGACCTTGAGCTTGATTTACATAGTTTTAGTCGTTATATCGAAAATAATAACTTCCGTGATGAATTTAATTTACAAGACGCTTCTAATCAAGAGGAAGATAGTATAACTGAACGTAATAAAATTGACCCAAATATAGAAGACCCAAAGGATGATCTTTATAATAATAAGGCAGCTAAGGCTAAATCTGAAAAAAGTCATAAGAAAACTGATAAGAAATATACTAAACGCGGTGCTCGTAAAGGTGATAAGCCTATGAGTAAAACTAAAAACGTTAAAGAATCTGATATGAATGATAAGAGTACTAAAGGTAAACCAGACTGGGATGGTTCTGAACTTCCTGGTGTTGGTGTTAAAACTAATCATGCAACAACTAATAGTAAACCACATCTTGAAGAAGAGGAAGAATTTGAAGATCAAGAAGTAACTGATGAAGTATTTGAATCTGTTGATCTTAATACTCTTGTTAAGTCCCTTCTTGAAACTAAAACTCTTAGACAAATTGCCAGAGAAACTGATATTGATGAACAATTAGTAATTGAAGCTGCTGCTCTTGGTAAAACGATTGGTGATCTTTTTGAAGCTGACATGACTACTAAGAAAACAGACGGCAAAGAAGAATTCAATACTCAGAGTGATGATGAAAATGCTGATGAAAAAGGAGAAGGTGCTCGTGAAGATCGTGCAGCCCCAACCGATAAAACAGAAACGTTAGCAGAAGAACTTGAAGGTGACCAAGACGAAATTGACGCAAATGATAATGATAAAATTGACGGGGAAGATTTTGACTTACTTCGCAAGGGTAAGGAAATTGAAGAAGCCGCTGAAGAACTTGAAGAAGCTTTAAGTGAATATGAGTTAAAGGATTTGTAAATGAACTTTAAGGACTATTGTATCAAAGAGGGTATTGTTGGCGCAGTAGCTGGTTTGGCATGGGATGCTGTTAAAGGTGTTGGTGCCGCCCTCCTTGCTGATATTTTCAGAGATAGTCCTATTTTAGCAGCAGGTATTTTATATGGTTATAGCTCGGTTTCAAATAGAGCTAAGCAAGCTTTTAAGAAAGATAAAAATGGGAAGGTGGTGTTAAACCCAGAAGCTTTTGAAAAATTAGAAAAAGAAACACAAAAAGAAGTTCTTGATGCTTTAAAAAAAGGCATGGATAAAATTAAACAAAAGAACCCACAAGAGTATAAAAAAGCTGCGGCTGATGCTATGTCTCAAATTGATAGAGTTGGAGACCCTAAAGCCAAACAAAAATTACAAGATATTTTTAGTCAAATATTTACGGAGTCAGATATGAAAAGTTTTAAAGAATTTATGGGCGATGCGAATGATCAAAAGCAAAAAGCTCAAAAGCAAAAAGCCGCTGACCTAAAAGCTAAAGCAGCAGATACAAACGCTGAAGCTGAAGAAGCTGAAGCTGAGGTTGCAAAGGATGTTGCTGTTAAAGCAAAGAACAATGCCCAATATACTAATTCTATGGAAGAAGCTGCTACTTATGGTTCAAAAGATAAAAAGAAAACTAGTGGCAAAGATGTTGCTGGTGTTAAACGTGATAAAAATGGAGTTCGTATCCCAACTAAACACGCAAGTGTTTATGCTGGTGCTAATGGTAAATCTAAGCCTATTCCGTATACTCAAGACCCTGAAATGAAAAATCAAGCAGTAGGTCCTAATGTTGACGAAGAAGAAGACGGTGACGACATTGATGATGCTAACCCAAAACCAGAAGAAAAAGAAATTGCTCCAGTTTATTCTGCCCAAGGTCTTGGTGAATCAGAAGACCCAACTATCAATCAGGGTTATGATGCAATGTATGATTCTTTTATCAGAGATATGAATTCGGGTAAAAGTGACTGGCAAAAAATGGAAGAGTCACTTAAGGCTCAAAGCATGAATGAATCTTGTGGACCAGCAGGTTGTTCACTTGGTGTACCAACAGCGGGTGGTTCGGGTATGGCTAATTCAGGTATGATGTCAGTTCCTGGTATTGGTTCGGGTATTAATGGTGTACAACCAAGAATCCCCGCAGTAGTTGATAAATCTGAAATTTATAAGTTTATTAAAGACCAAAGTCTTCATCAAGGAAATCGTGAACAAGCAATGAGTTTTCTATTAAGTAAATTTGGTGCTAATCCAACAGAAGAGTTAGAAATGGTTCTAGATGATGCTATAATGTCATCTGATCCACAACAAATAGAGATGATGGATAGAAAGTATAACTATCAAGATGTACTTAATTTTGAGCGTCCAGATACTGAACTTCCAAGTTTTTTAAGCCAAGCATGGCAGACCATGGAAAATAGTGACGATCTCAAAGACCTTTGAGGAGATCACCATGTTTTTAAACGATGAAGAAGATATTAAGAAAAAAATAACAGAAGACGAGAACTCTCCTAAATTTGAATTAGACGAGAATCGTACTGTTGATTATATGATCATTTATTCTCTTGCTCGTCGTTTTGCACGTAAGTTTGAAGATTGGGAAGCATATAAGCTTGGTTTGATTGATAAAGAAGGTAAAGTTATTCGAAGTCCTAGTAGTCTTAAAGAAAAATCAGCTTTAACTCCTCTTGACCGTGTAATTTTACAAATCAAAAGACTAATTCCAAAAAGACTTTGGTATCTCCTCACCGCCGCTTATATTTTTAAGGGTTTTGTAAGTTCTAGTAATTTAAAAGAGGTTTGGGATTGTAAGACTGAATCCGAAATAATTGAAGTTGAACAAAAGAAAATAAAATTAGAAGAGGCTCGTAAACGAGTTCATGGTATAATTGAAAATAATCATCATTTCACTGAGGAAGAGTTCTGGCAACATGTTATAAACAACCAGAACGACTAAAGGAGTTATTATGAACGAAAACTATTTTGACGGGATTCCTGAACACCCATTTGAGAATGAACCAATAAAAAAGAAAAGAGTTAATAGCAAAAAGAAGGGTAATCGTTGGGAATTAAAAATCGCCAAAGATTTATCTAACCGATATCATGATGAGTTTCGTCGTGTACCGCAGTCGGGTGGTTTTGTAGGTGGTAAAAATAGAACTCGTAATATGTTCTTAAGAGAAGATGCTAAGGAAATTTTTGCTGGTGATCTTATTTGTCCTCCGTGGTTTATCTTTGCAATTGAATGTAAGGATTACGCAAATTCTCCAAAGATGCATAATCTTTTATCAATTGGCGATAAAGACTTAGATGATTGGATTAAACAAGCTAAAACAGATGCTGATTTTGCTCATAAGGATTGGATTGTAATCTTTAACATTACTAGAAAACAAGCTTTCTGTTGTATTGATAAAAAGCTTTTTGATAATAATGTTCCTGATTTATCTTACCCAAAGAATTACATTTTTTATAAAAATACTATAATAATTGATAAAGATATATTTTTTAGAGACTACTTAGAGTTATTCTTCCCAGAAGACTGGAAAGATCAAAGAGATGCGGCAAGAAAATTTTAGTAAGTTAGCATCTACTCGTATAAATAAAAATGAAACAATTAAAGGAGAGGTCAATGACTATACCTGATAACAGAGAAATTATGGAAGCTTACCGAAAGATCGAAGAAGCTGAAATGACAGGCGCTGCTAAGAACAGCGGAAAAACTGGTGGTTATGGCGATGGCGCGTCAGTTGAAGTATACGGTGGTGGTACTGTAAGAAATGACAATGATCAAGGTTCTAATGATGCTCCTGCTGAATTTACAGGCAAGGGTTCTGTAGACGCTCCTGCTAAAAATGACCGCGAAGCTGGTGCTATCAATTCTCCAGATGAATTTGAAGGCAATAATAATTCTGCCAACCAATCATCAACTGAAACGAGAAAAGCTGGCGCTTCACAAGCACCTAAAGAATTTGAAACCGTTGATGCGTTTCGTAATCGTGTTCGTCAACAGTTTGGTCTTCCACTTGATGCGAAAATCAATAAAGGCAATAAGGGCGTTCAACGCTAATACAAAGTTAAAGTTAAGGAGTTAATACAATGGCAGCAAAAAGTTTAAAACAATTAAAGCAGGATTGGGCAAATCTCAACGAAGCTGAAGAAATTAAAGGTGCTACTTCTGGTGGTACTAGCGACTATGACGGTGTTTCTAAGAAGCATGACGGTGAAGGTGGTGCAAACGTTCCTCATGGTGGAAAGTCCGTTAAGAATGTAGATTCTCAAGGAAAGACTGACGGTGTTGGTAATAGCGCCCCTAAGAGCTTTGAACCAGCAAATGGCGAAGAGACTGCTGGTAAGGACGGTACTGGTAATTCAGTCAATCGTGAAGCAGGAGCTACATCAGGTCGTAAGGAAGTTGGTGATAAAGAAGGACAGGAAGGTGCTGTAGATGGTGCTAACCCAGTTCATCGTCCAGAAGGCGCAGAAGGAGGTCCTAAGGACTTTGCTGGTGGTCTTGGTGGTGCTATCGGTGAATTCCGTAATCGTGTACGCTATACCCTTGGTCTTCCACTCAACGATAAGTTAAATCAGGGTAACAGCGGTCTTAACAAAGACGGCGAACGTGATGGCGACATCAAAAAGAACCTCGGTTAATTGATTTCCTCTCCTAATACTGAAGCAGCGTGGTGTAATAACCACGCTGCTTTCTTTTTATAATTTTGGTATTATAATTAAAGATAGGAGATAGTATGAAAGACCTTTATATTGATGTAAGCCATATGGCATATCGTTTTTTATTTGCGAACGCTAGAGATATCGAAGCTGTAGGTATGAACCTTCTTCGTCATATGCTTTTGAAAAACGGCATTTTGTTTTATTTAAATAAGTTTAAACCAGATCGTTGTTTTGTTTGTTTTGATACAAAGGGATCAAATTGGCGTTATGATGTTTTACCTACCTATAAAGGTCAACGAAAAGCAAATAGAGAAAAACATAATATTGACTGGCAAGAATTTTTCAAGCTTTTAGAAGATTTTCAAACTGAGTTAAGAGACTTCTTTCCCATTTATTCTATTAAACATGATAGTTTAGAAGCTGATGATATTATTGCCCATCTTGTTAGAAATAACCAAGATAGAAACAAAATCATAGTAACATCAGATAGTGACTATGTACAATTGCTTAAATATAGAAACACAAAGCTATTTGATCCTATGAAAAATAAATTCAAAGTATGTGAAAGTCCTCGTTATGAACTTGAAAAGAAAATTCTAACTGGAGACAAATCAGATAATATTCCAGCTATTCGTCCTAGATGTGGCGAAAAGACTGCTGAGAAACTTATAGAATCTGGTGAAATCAAAAAACTTCTCTTAGAGATTGATTCCGATGGTAACCCTGGTGAAATTAAAAGGAACTACGATAGAAACAAATTACTTATTAATTTGGATGATACACCAGAAGAGTTACTAAGAGAACTTGATGATAGCTTAGATGAATATCAACTATCATCCACTTCGAAATTATTTAAGTATCTTACTAAGTATAGATTAAGAGATTTATTTAATGAAGTTTCATCTGTGAGGCAAACGCTTTCGCTTCTTCAATAAGCTTCTTAAGACTACCTCTTCTAATATGAGCAGCTTCTTTGAAGTTGTTATTTTCAAGATACATAACTTTAAAAGTCCAATCTCTTTCTTTACAATAAGATTTAGCTGCGTCCCATTTTGCAGTGTTCATTAACCAACGTTTAGTTTCTTCTACTAGGGTTGCTCTTCTTTTACCTTTCTTCCTTTCGGGAGGAAAGGTTTCTCTTTTTGGTTTTACTTCTATCATTTCAACTTTAAATCCATCTCCGCTTCTAATTTTAATTACGAAATCTGGATGATAATTCCAACGAGTACCTGATAATGGGTTAAAATAAGGAACTTTTGGTTCTTCGGATAACCATTCAATAATACTAGGACTTTCGTCACACCAACTCATAAAAGTACGTTCCCACCCTGATCTATAAAATGGTAATGTTTTACCTTTATATTTATTTCTATTTTTAGGAACGAATTTACCTTGTCGAAAGCTCTTGTTTTTTTTAATTGCCATAAATTACTCGCTTTTAAGATATAATGATAAATAACCTTTTACAGGGTTTATTTATATGAAACTAAGAAACTTGAAAAAAACACTAGTAGTCCCACCTAATCTCGCAGATGCAATAACATCTGATTGGGGAGCTTTAATAAAAGAAAAAGAATTCAAAGATACTTTATATGAGCATCCTGAATTTTTAAAAACATTCTTTATAGGTGATTTTATGCAGTTTAGTTACAAACCATCACAAAAAAGTATTGATCCTAAGAAGATGTCTCAAAAGTTAATTATTGATCCTTTGATTGTGTTCTTAGGATATCATAATGATAAATTATACGGTATTAGTTTAAAGCAATTCCTATTTGACAAACAAGTCACTAAGGGAATTAAATTTATTGAGGATTACATTAGAACATATTTTTATTATACAGACGATGAAAATGTCTTTCAAAGAAAAGATGCGTATAACAATCCTCAAGCATTATCTAGATTTTGGGAAAGCTTAGTTGAGAAAGCAAAGAATCAGAATCAACTAGCTGGTCTTGTCGGTTCTTATGTTCGTCAGTACTCTATTAAAGAATTTAAAGTGCGAAATATTCGTAAACTTATAAATATAGAGGACCTACGACAAGAAATGAGAAGAGCAAAGGTTTTCAAGCGAGATGGTGTATCAATTGAAGATGTGTTCTACGAATAAGGAGTTTATAAATGGCATTGCGTGATTACTATAGCTTTGGGAGAAACATGGGTCAGGGAAGAACTGACCATGACATGTCTTCCGAAGAAAAAGAAAAGTTAATGAAGGTACGTCAAGGTATATTCAACCAACTCCAAGGTCAAGACACCGAAAATCAAGGCAAAAACGAAAAGACTGCTCTTACAGATATTTCAGACTTTTCTGGAATTGCCGATTTTACAGGTATGGTGAATGTTTATTCTAAGTACATTTATCAATCTGAGCATGACAAAACTAACAGACTTGAAGTGTATCGTGAGATGGCAAAGTTCCCAGAAATAGCATTTGCTATTGATGAATATACGAACGAAGCCATTAACTTTGATCCATCAGGTCTTGAGTTTTGTGACGTTAATATTACAAATCAAAGTATTTCTGAAAACGAACATGCTCGTAAAACACTTCTCGCAGAATGGCGATATCTTATGTATGATATTATGGACGCAGATGATCATGTTTATTCGTGGTTTCGTGAATATATGATTGATGGAGAAGTTTATTTTGAAAAGGTTTTTGATGAAAATAAACCTGATAAAGGTATTACTAAAGTTAAAAAACTAATGACTGCTCGTTGTTTTCCACTTTGGGAAGATATTGAATCTGATGAAATTAATTTCTTTGCTTATAAGACAGAAGGTGAAGTTCTCTCATTACCATCTGAAGCTGTTGCTTATGCTAACTCAGGGCTTTATCAGTATAACCATGAAGAAGATGATAAAGTTGTTCTTTCTATTCTTGATCAAGCAGTGACTACTTATAAGAGACTTAAGTTGCTCGAAGATTCACTTGTTATCTATCGTTTGGTTCGCGCTCCAGAGCGTAGAGTTTTCAAAATTGATGTTGGATCACTTCCTAAAGGAAGAGCAGAACAATATATGAAAGAACTAATGCGTAGATACCGTCAGCGTAAATACTTTGATCCTTCAACAGGTGACGTATCAGAAGGTATAGACGCTATGGCAATGACCGAGGACTTCTGGTTTCCTGTTTTTCAAGGTGGTAGAAGTTCTGATGTTACATCACTTCCTGGTGGTCAGGGTCTTGGTGAAATTGAAGATGTCGAATATTTTCTTAATAAATTATACCGTGGTTTGAAGATTCCAAAATCTCGCTTCGGTGAAGATGGTACCTTTAATATTGGTAATACTGATGATATTACTCGTGATGAAGTGAAATTTGTTAAAGAAGTTAAGCGTTATTGTAAACGTTTTTCTAAGATTTTCAAAGATATATTTATTACACATTTAAAACTCAAAGAGATTTGGGGTGAGTTAGGGTTAGAAGAAAAAGATATTAATGTTCTTATGACTAACAATAACTTATTCGACCGTTACTTTGAGGCTAAGATTCTTGATCTTAAATTCGAGAACTTTAGTAAGTTTAGCGATCTTATTGATGCTCAGGAACCTGTGTTCTCTACTGAAATGGTTGTTAAGAAATATCTTGAGATGACAGACGAGGAATGGGCAGATAATACTAAGAAACTTACCACTGAACAATCTTGGAAGAAAAAGAAAGAACAAGAACAACAAGATGAAGATGGTGGAGAGGATATTCTCTAAGGAATAAACTATGAAGAAAATCAATGAAAACAATAACTATGTTAGAGGTGTATCAGAAGAAACAGGTGTTTCTTATGATTACTTAAATACTCTTTGGGCAAAAGCTGAAAGCAATGTTCAACAGGGAAAAGTTGAAAAAGGAAATCCTGAATTTTGGCAAGGAGTCATAAATGAATTTGATAAACTTGTCGATCAAATAGATATAGAGGAGGCGAGATACGTTATGAGTACTAGAGAAGATTATAAAAGAGCTGGTAATGATTTTATGAATCACTTACTTGACGATGATTATGGTAAAGCAGATGAGCATTTTGGAAAAATGGTTGATGCTCGCTTAAATTTAATGATAAATAAGGAAAGAGACAATTTCTATACAAATGTTTTAGCTAAAAGAGCTAGGGAAATTGTTTCGGGAGAATAAAAGATATGAAACTTATTACAGAAGGTAATTTCCCTAACTTTAACGGCATCAAAGATGTCATTATCAAAGAAGATACTAATACTGGTCGCCACGAGACTCGTATTGAAGGTATCTTTATTCAAGCAGAAGTTCAAAATCGTAATGGTAGAGTTTATGACCAGACAAAAATGGTCGAAGCTGTTAATCGTTACATGGATGATCGTATGCGTGAGGGTACTAAACATCGTTCTTTTGGGGAACTTGGTCACCCAGAGGGAGTAGAAATTAATCTTCATCGTGTAAGTCACTTTATTGAATCCCTTCAATGGAAGGGAAACAATGTAATCGGTGTCGCTAAAATTATTGACACTGAATATGGACGCATTGCTGATACGATTCTTCGTGAAGGTCTTCAGCTTGGTGTGTCTAGCCGAGGTCTTGGTGAGCTTTCACAAACACCAGATGGACAAAACCGCGTTACTGAGTTTGAACTTATCGCAGTCGATATTGTAGCAGACCCATCAGCTCCTGATGGATTTGTAGAAGGTATTCTTGAAGGAAAAGATTACATTATCGAAGGTGGTAAGTATACTGAAATCTCATTAGCACGTTCTGTACATGCATATGGTGTTCTTGAAAAAGAGCTTAAAACAATACCGTTAAAGGAAAAAGACGAGTATCTTAGAAAAACAATCAAAAATTTCTTTGAAAACTTGTGATTAATGATATAAATATTAAAAGAATGCAGGAGAATTCCTATGAAGGATAAAATTCTAGCTAAGCTTTTTGAGGGGTTTGACGCTTCCCTCTTGAACGACGATCTTAAAGAACAAGTTAAATCTATGATTGACGAACTTGTTGCTGAAAAAGTTTCCGTAGCAACTACGGAGCTTGAAGCAAAAGAACACCGTCTCAAAGAGTATGCTTTAAAACTAAAAGAAGAGTTAGTCACCAAAGAGAATGTTATGAATGAAGTATGCGATGAATTCGCTAAGGAACTCGCTGCTCAGACGGCTGAGAAAGAGAAAATCATGGAAGAGGCAATTGCGGAGTACAATGCTCTCACTGAGTCTATTCTAGCCGAAGATGTTTCAGAATTTAAAGAAACTATTCTCCAAGTAATGGAAGAAGAGAATCTTGAGATTCAAAAGCAACTCCAAGAAGTTGCAGTTCAGCAAATTGCTGAATACAAGTCACAGCAGGAAGCGGTTACTGCTAAAGAGGTTGATGCGATCAAGATGGAACTTGTTGAGAAGATGTCCGAATTTATGGACAAATCACTCAAGGAGTCAATCCCATCTGAAATTATGGAATCCGCTGTTAAAGTTGCTGCCTATGAGCCACTTGTTGAAGGTATGATTAAGACCTTTGGTAAGGGTTATCTTAATTTCGAAGGTACTGGTGAATCAGTTATCAGAGAAGCTAAGGAAGAAAATGTGCGCCTATCCGAATCGCTTAGTGCGAAGGTGAAGGACAATGTGAAGTTGGCAGTTAAGGTTAGAGCACTTGAGAGAAATGCTAAGCTCTCATCCCTCACTGAGGGAATGACTAGTAAGCAGAAGGCAAAAGTATCTGCTCTTCTTGAAAAACATGATCTTGGCTCACTTGAAGAAGGCTTCAATAAGTACAAGGACATGGTTATCGAGGAAAGCGTTAAGATTTCCAAGCCGCAAAAGGATGAGATGTCCAACAAGGCGCGTAGCCGTGTTGAGAAGCTTCAAGAGAATGCTTCTATCGGTGTCGATCCACGCTCTGAAATGGGTCAATGGACCAAAGCACTTCAGAGAGATTTAAATCAAGGTTAACTCTAACCTAGAGCCAATTATTTACAAACAAGGAGAAAAGAAATGGCTAATCAAGCAATGGTAGAAACTCTCCTCAAGAAATGGAAACCAATGGTTTCCCACATTCGCAGCGACCGAAAGGCTTTTCATACCGCTGCAATGCTTGAGCAAGAGGACAGATATTTTAAGGGTTCCCTAAACGAGAACCTTGGCTCACCTTTTGGTGGTGCTACCGTTTCAGGTAATACCGCTGGTGAAGCAAACTGTGACGGTACCGCAGGTATCGCACGATTTAAGGCAATCGCAATGCCACTTGTGGCTCGTGTATTCCCAGAATTGGTCGTTAACGATCTTGTAGGTGTTCAGCCGATGTTCACCCCAGTAGGTCTTGCCTATGCACTTCGTTATCGTTACCAGACTTCTCAGGGTGGCGCAACTGCTGGTCAAGAAGCTGGTTATAACACTGTTAATTCACTTTACAGTGGTTCTAACCCAACTTCTGCAACTAGCCTTCCAACTTCTGCTGATATTGCATCAGTAGCAGAGTGGGCATCCCGTGTTGATAGTGGTAACGTTCAGGGTGGTGATCAAGTTATTGATCCACGCGCTGGTTACGAGACTCACACTGGTGAAAAACTTGGTGAATCCTACATCTGTCAAGATGATGATCCAGGTGCAATCCGTTACATGGGTCTTTCAGTCGAAAGTCAAGAAATTGTTGCTAAGACTCGTAAGCTTGCAGCTCGTTGGACTCATGAAGCCCAGCAAGACCTTGCAAACATGCATCAAGTTGACATTGCACAAGAACTCAGTGACTTACTTGCTTATGAAGTAGCTGCTGAAATCGACGCAGAAGTCAAGAACCACATCATTGAGCTTTCTAAGCTTGGTGGCGTTCTTACTTGGAACTACGGCACTTCAGGCACACCAGCTTCTGGTACTGCTGACGGTCGCTGGGAACAAGAAAAGTTCCGTACTTTGTACACTGTTCTTCTTAAGGCTTCAAACGAAATTGCTGTTGCCACTCGTCGTGGTGCAGGTAACTTCGTAATTGCTTCTCCAGCAGTTGTTGCTGCTCTTGAAGCTCTTGAGTCCTTCGCTCCATCCAGCGTTGCAACTAATATGACCACTGAGGTCTCAGGTGTTGCTAAAGTTGGTCAGATCGGACGTTTCACTGTTTATCGTGATATGTTTGCTCGTGTTGACTACGCAGTTGTCGGTTACAAAGGTCCAAGAGATAATGACTCAGGTGTTATCTACTGCCCATACGTACCACTTATGTTCGTAAACGCAGTTGGACAGGATAGCTTCAATCCACGTATTGGTGTTATCACTCGTTACGGTATCTGTAACAACTTGTTCGGTTCCGAAAACTACTATCGTTACATCTATGTACAGAACCTTGGTCAAAGCAGCCTTGCTCCTAGCACTCCTGCCGCCACTGGCTTCCGTGACATTACTGGTGGCACTAGCCCATTCTAATCCAGTTAACGGTATAAACAAAAAAAAGCCTCAGGTCAAACCTGGGGCTTTTTTTGTTATAATAGAATTGGAGTGTGCTATGTTTAATGGAATTGAAAATGAATTTACTTACTCCAGAAGAAATCAAAAAATATTAAAGAATTAGGAGAAAATGATGAGTGAAGATTTCACTAAAGAAAAGAAGGTAAAAGTACACCTTCCTAGTAGAATCAGCCCAAAGGGTGTTCGAGAACATGAACTTCAAGATGAGAGTGTTCTTTACCAAAATAGAGAGTTTGTTAATATGCGTATTCAAAACTTGGAAACTCAGCTTGATGAAATGGAACTTAGTATGGCACTTGCGTCTGAGCGTCATGAATATTTTGTGAAAAGTGGAACTAACGAAGAAGATCATAATCTTTTAGAAGCTACGCATGAAATGATTCTTGAAATTGATAAAGAATACGAGAGAGCTAAGGCAGAGATCACGAAACTTCGTGCCCATTTGTCAACTCTTGAGTAAAAGGATTTTATAAATAGTAAAAGGAGACTATATGAGACTCGCAGTATATAAGAAGGTCTTTGGTGAACCTGAGGTTATGAACCTTAGTGGTAAGATGGTTAGAGTTAGTCGTGGTGAACATATCGCCGCACCAGCTCAAGTCATGTTGGGTCGCCGTGGATTTTCATTCGTGAGGTTTGTAGACGATACACCAGAAACGTTAACATCGCAACCAGTTCCTCAAATGAGAGGAAATACATTTGATGATCAAACCGTTAGTGTCGAAACTATGAATGCGTTTGAAGAAATAAATATTGAAGAAGTAATAATTAATGAAGAAGAAGTCACCCCCGCCAAACCTAAGGAAGAAATACCTCCAGAAGATACTGGCTTTAAACAAGATGTTATTGATAATTTAAAGTCGTATAATCATCGTCAATGGTTTACTATGAAAAAGAATGAAATCAAAAAGATTCTTTCTGATGCTCATATTGATTGTTCACATGTACCAGACGAAAAATGGGAGTTACTAAAATTTCTTAAAGGTTTAATAAATATAGACTGAGGAGTTTTAGCAAATGAAAGCATGTACTAGAGGAGAACTATCTAATTGGATTCGTAGACAACTAGGTGAACCTGTTGTTGACGTTATTTTAGACGCTACACAACTTGATGACAGTATCGACGAAGCTATTGAGTACTTCACAGAACATGCTGGTGGTGTTGGACATGAAGAACAATATATTGCAATTATTCAAGCACAAAGATTTGAAGAGTTACAGTCTCTTCCTACAATGGCAGCTACACTTTCAGCTAGTGATACTGGTGCTGAATATCTGATTTATAGGGCTGAGTACCAGTTACCTAGAAATGTATTAGCAATTAGTCCTCAACCACTTCAAAGTTCGCCTTTTGGAATTGGTGGCGGTTCAACGACTTGGACATCTGGTGGTTCTATTAATAACTGCGGCGATGCCAGGGCAGCTAACCAGCAAGACCAGCATTGGTTAAGAACTGGTATGAATGTTGCTCAAACATTTGGTTCTCCGTTATTTGGTGGCACTCCTAATACATTTGGTCCTGGCGGTCTTTTCTTTCCAGGGGTAGGTTACTCAGGGTACTTCTCTGGATATAGCCTTTACGGTACTCGTGGGGGTCACCGTGCGCAAGGTGGTGGTGTTGATCTAATTACATATGAATTAGGTCTTCAGTATATGGAAATGATTAAACAGCGTTATAGTATTCAGGTCATGGCTCAGTTCCTTGAGCAACAACGTAAAGTTAGATTCTCTCCTAAACCATGTGGTGCGGGTGTATTTGTTTTACCTGTTTGGGCTAGAGTTGAAGATGAATATCTTTATGATAACATATGGATTCGTCGTTATGCCATGGCTTTAGCACAAAGAACTATTGGTTATAATACTAAAAAATATTCTGGCGCTCAATTCCCAGGCGGTGTTCAAATTGATGGTGATTTCTATTTTCAAGAAGGTAATCGTATGATTGAATTACTTGAACAAGAAATTTCTGACAATAAATATAACTACCCCCCAGACTTTTTTGTAGGATAATTATGGATAAATTAGCAGAAGCATGGAAAAAGTTAGAAGAAGCGTTTGTAACTAATAAGCAAATTGCTTATTATGGCACCCATTCTAATTTTAATGGTTTCAAGTTGAGAGATGAAAGTCAGAATATAAGTTTCTTTCTAAATGCTGAGAAAGCCGTGCAAGCAGCTAGAAATAAAAAAGGTAAATTAATTGTCGTAGAACTTACATATAAAATGATTAAAGAGGTTGGTGGTTCTCCAACATCAAATCATAATTCCAGAGAAAGTTTAATTGAACATGGGTTTGATGCGTATGTCAATAACAGATATGGAATAATAGGAGTTGTTGATCCTAAGCAGATCAAGATTAAGGAAGTAGAGGAACTATAATGGCAGGTATCAACCAACCACGTAAAAAGAAACAATGGTTCCGTCAGTATTCTGGTCCTTGGGAACAACGTAATGAGATTGAGATGTACGATAATGCTATTGCAGAGTACATGGCAATCTACGGTTTACCTATTGATTATTTTCCAGTAGAAGCTAATCCTAATAGAGATAGAATATTTGGAGAAGATGCAGCTAAGCGTTATCTTCGCAAACATGAATTAACTGCTCTTGTGAAAGACGGTGGGTTTGAAGAAAACCTTATATATGGCGGGTTTGGTGAACTTAACCAAGTTGAATTTCAAATTTATATTCATATTCCTACATTTCGCAAAATGATAAATCGTGATCCTCTACCAAGTGATCAATTCTATCTTCCGCATTCTTCTACTATTGCGTATGAAGTTATTCATGTAGACTGGATGACTCTTGGACTTGAAGGTAACGTATTTGGATATAAATCAGTATATCTTCTCACTTGTAAACATCGTGAAGTATCTCATGATGCTCTTAATAATGTTGGTTCGCAATTCGGGGTTGTTGATGGTGAGGGCGATCTTATGGCTAATGCTCCCGCTGATTCATTTGTTGATGATGGTAGCGGTAGAGTACGTAATAAGTATCAAGTAAGAAAACCTGTGCTTCCTGTTGGCGGTGCTGAGGCTTATGGTGATAATGATTTTGTAAGAGACGTAGTAGAAGGAGAAGTCGATGATGTCTCTAGTGAACGAGACGGCGGCTTTATTATTCAAAGAGATAGAACTCATTGGGGAGAGTGGTAATGGATATTAGAAAAATGTTTAAAGAATCTAAAGTTTTACTTGAAAAGGATGAAATCCCAGGTGGTTTGGCTGATGGTAAATCCCTTGAAGATATTGCTAAACATCATGATGTTGATGTTAAAGATATAGAGAAAGAACATAAAAAAGGTATTGAGGTTGAATACGAACACACTGGTGATAAAGACAAATCGAAAGAGATCGCGTCTGATCACCTTTGGGAAGACCCTAAATATTATACAAAGCTTATTAAGATGGAAAAAGACTAACATATCTACAAAAGATGCGGTATAATACTTATATAAGAGGTATTATTATTATGGGTAGACCTGTTTTAACTAATGATGAAATAGATAAAAGATTAATTGGTAGGGATATCAAACGTATAAGTGACTATCCAAATAAACAGTCTATTAAAATAAAATGGAAATGTTTAAAAGATGATTATGTTTGGGAAGCGAGTACACAGAACATAATTAATGGCAAAGGATGTCCTAAATGTGCTGGCAATATTCCTTTAAGTAATGAAATAATTGACAATGATTTAAAGGGTAAAGATATTTTAAGATTATCCAATTACCCAGGTAAAAATAATATAAAGACCAAATGGAAATGCATTAAAGATGGTCACGAATGGGAAGCAACTACAAATGACATTCGTTCTGGTACAGGATGTCCTAAATGTGCTGGTAATTTACCCTTAACTAATACAGATATTGATGAAAGACTAGAAGGGCGCTTTATAAAACGTATTGGGGCTTATAAAACATATAGACAAAAAATTGAATGGGAATGTTTAAAGGACGGTCATAGATGGTTTCAATTACCTAATTATGTTTTAAGTAAGACAAATCCTACTGGATGTCCTAAATGTGCTAGTAATTTACTCTTAACTAATACAGATATTGATGATATTTTAAAAGGTACTAACGTAAGAAGAGTAAGTGACTATTTTGACAATAACACTTATATTTTACTTAGATGTATGGATTGCGATAACGAATTTAAAAGGTATACTCAAAGAATCAAAAAGTTAATAAAAAACAAAAAACATATTTGTCCAAATTGTTTAAATAATTCAAATAAAGAATCCATTTATAGAAGAATCAAAAATAAAATAAAATCATCTGGTATTTTATTTGACGAAGAGTACACTGGTATGAATAATATATATTCGTTTACTGATAGCTTTGGTAATAGATGGAATGATACTATGGCTAATGTGTTAACTAAATATAATTTAAAGGACGGAGTTGACTATAATAAGACATTAAGATTTTCTCAGACTGAAAATAATATTGAATTATTTTTAAATAGTAAAAATATAAAATTAGAAAGACAATATAAAGTAACATCAGATGAAAGATATTTTAAAATTGATTTTCGAATATTATTTGATAACAAAGAATATTTTATAGAATTTAATGGTAAACAACATTATGAACCAATTGAATTTTTTGGTGGAGAAACTGCCTTTATAAAACAAAAAATAAGGGACAAAAAATTACGAAATCTCTGTATAATAAAAGGAATATCTTTATTGGAAATACCTTACACCAAAACAGAAAATGAGGTTTTTCAAATGATAGATGAGTTCTTATATAAATAAGGGTATCTTATAACTATTTAATATGAACGTAGTGGGGAGGTATTCTAGTGCGAAATTTTTATTATTTAACATAACAAAGTAATATGGCATCATGTCGCGGCTTTCGCTGATATATTCAACGATATGCAAGTCTATGTTTATGATGTTGATGGTAGTGCTATTGGTGAAAAAACTATTCCAGTTCACCTTGCTCCAAAAGAAAAAGTAGTTGCTGCTTTACAAAAAGGCAACTGGGATACTGATGGTTCTATTGTATTTGAAAACTATCTTCCAAGCATTTCGGTTGTTTGGAATGGTATTACTCTTGATCGTGAACGTATGAGAGGACAAAGAGACGCCCGCCGTCTTTATGTTGAATTAGATTGTGAAGAAGAACCATGTAATTCTGAGATTATTCATACTGATTTTCAAACCGTTCCTTACAAGTTAAGTTTTGAAGTTACTCTTTGGGCTAAGTATATGGATGATATGGCTCAGATGTTAGAAAATATTCTCCCCTTCTTTCACCCAGAAGCATATACAAGTTTCTATGAGAAAGGTATTCAATCAGAAAGAAAGATTAAGATTGAACTAGAGAATACAAATCTGAATTTTGTTTATGAGTTAAACCAACCAGATCGTAGAGTTCTTCAATCTAACCTTACATTTAATGTAGAGTGTAATTTTTATAAGCCTGAAAATCCAATTACTAAACCAATTAAACGCATCTACATAGATATTGCTGATGTACAAAGCGAAACTTCTGCTTACGGTGATACTGTTATGGTAGAGGCAAGCGGCGGTGCTTGTTTTGTGGATATTGATGATAATCTTAGATGGTTTATTAAACAGTTCAATCAAGAAAATGAAATTTACGCAGCGCAGAGATATAATGAAACTCAAGGATTGGCTCCTCAGCCACGTACTGAAGAATACCCATCGTTAACTGAACAAGAAATTGAAAATGAGTTTAAACGTGATCCTGTATTTGATCCAGAGTCAGATGAATATAAGTTTACGAAAGCTTCTGCTGGTCAAAATGTTTATACTATAGTTGATAGTTCAGTAACAGCGGGAGATTCAATTCTTGCTCAAGTTTATAATCCTTATAGAGAAAAGATTATATTTGTTCAGAGTGTATCTGTAAGTAATGGTCAGTTTACATTAACTCTTTCAGATACACCACCAGTTGAAGGATATGATATCGTGTGGAGAAAAGTATGAGTAACAATAAAAGAGCACATAAGCAATTATCTGATGCCCTTGAGATCGACCCAGATACAGAAACTGGAGTAGAAGAAGAGGAAGATAATGCCGCAGAACTTATGGCTAGACTTAGTAAATTTAAAGAAATGAAAGAAGACGCTAAAAAAGCTGCTGCTGAAAATGATAATGATTTTATTAAAGAAACTCTTCGTGAATTAGCTCTCATGGGACTTCATGCTGGTAGAGTATTAGAAGATGAAATTGAAGTAAATGCTAAAGGGAGAGACGTTGAATGTCTCGCTGGTATTATGAATGCTACTAGGGATGCTTTAAAGAAACTTCAGGATGTTGATTTGGATGATAAAAAGATGACTATTGAAGAAAAGAAATTAGCTATAAGACAATCTAGTAATGGCAAACCTAATTTAACTCAAAATAATATGTTTGTTGGTTCTCATAATGATATGCTTAAAGCAATGAGAGATATTAAGAAATTAGATGAGAGTAATGAAAATAATATTATTGATGTGGAAAGTGAGAATATAGATGCCGATTGATTATTCGAAACCAGGGATGAAAAAACCAGGAGCAGTCTATGAATGGACATCTGAGGAACAAATTGAGTTTATGAGATGTGCTCAAGATGTTATCTATTTTGCTGAACATTATTTTTATATTGTCCATCCTGTTAGTGGTAGGCAGCTTATTAAATTACATGATTTTCAGAAAAACATGCTCAAAAATTTCCAAGCCAACCGATTTAATATTGTGTTGTCTAGTAGACAGATAGGAAAAACTACTTGTTCGGCTATTTACCTCCTTTGGTTTGCTATGTTTAATCCAGATAAGAAAGTAGCTATTCTTGCTAATAAACAAAACACTGCTGCTAAAATTGTTTCGGATTTAAAAATGGCATATCTAGAAATGCCAAACTTTATAAAACCAGGCATTGAAAAGTTTGATGCTCTTGGTATTACATTTGATACTGGATCAGCTATTTTTGCTTCAGCAACTTCTGAAGATGCTATTCGTGGTCATTCTATCGCTTTACTTTTTCTTGATGAATTTGCGTTCGTTCCTGAAAATGTAGCTGACTCGTTCTGGGCAAGTAACTATCCAACTATTTCTTGCTTACCTAAGGATACTATTTTATTAACCAAAAATGGGTTTGAAGAAATTGGTGATTTTATTCCACACGGTTCTAGTAAAGGTGACTATGTTCCTATAGATGGTTTAGACGTATGGGGTAAACTAGGATTAGAAACAGTCTCTCATTTTTACGTATCACCGAAATCAAACACAAAAATTATAAGAACTCGTTATGGGTTAAAACACGAATCTACTTTAGATCATCCAATTTACACTCTTGATGATAACTCTTTAAAAATGAAACGTAGCGAAGAGATAGAACTCGGTGATTCTGTTAGAGTTGATTATGGTATGCAAGTTTTTGGTAATAAAGATGTTATCAATTACGAAGATAAAGGTAAATACACCAACGGAAAAAGTTATTCGTTAGTAGTACCTAAACTAGATAGAGAAACTGGATATTTAATTGGTGGGTACATTGGTGAGGGTTGGATGTCTCAAAATAACGTTTTTATATCTAATAGCGAAACAGGGTTTAGAGAAGCTTATATTTCATCTGATGTATTCTCATTTAAAACGACGAAATGTGATACCCAGAAACTATCTTCTAATCAAGAAACATATAGATTTTTTAAGTATATACTTGGTGATGTGTCTGATAAAAAATGTCACGAAAAGACAATTCCTAAATCTATACTAAAAGCTTCAAAAGAAGTACAACAGGGATTTTTGGCTGGGTTAATTGATGCTGATGGCTCAGTATTACCAAGCGGGGATGTTGTCATAACATCTACAAGTGAGGCGCTATTATTACAATCACAAATGGTTCTTTTGAACATGGGAATAATTTCTAATTTACATAAATTGAAAATTGATAAGAAGAAAATTATCGGTAATTATGTCTTGCCTCAAGGAAAAACTGTGAAAACCCTAAAAGATTCGTATCATTTGGTTATTTCTAGGTGCTTCGGTAAAGAAATTAAGGAGTTTGGTTTAAAATTAAGTAGAAAGAACTCTAAACTAAGAACTGATATTGAGGATAGGTATAAAAATAAACAATTTAAAGTTCCTTTAAATAAACTAGTGAAACAAGAATTGTTAAAAATATTTAAAATATCTGGTTTAACAAAAAAGTACTTCAGAGATAATGGTTTACGGTTAGATAAAGTTTTTAGTGCTCAGTCTAGTAATACTAATATAAATTGGCTTAAAAAGTTTATTAAAATCTCAGGAAACAGTACTGAATTATTAGATGATATATTACAAAGTAAATGTTTTTTCGATGAGGTAGTTTCTATAGAATATAACGAAACTGAAACCTATGATTTAACTTGTCCAGAAACTCATAGTTTTTTACAAAATGGTATATTAGGAAGCAACACTGGTGGTTCATGTATTATTGTATCTACCCCAAACGGTACTGGTGGTCTATATTATGACATATGGCGTAAATCTAACCTACCAGAGGGACATGAAGCTAAAAGTGCCTTTAAGTCATTTAAAGTGAATTGGTGGGAAGTTCCAGGCAGAGATGATAATTGGAAAAAAGAAACGATAGCTAATATTGGTAAAGTTCGTTTTGCAGCAGAGTATGGTTGTTCATTTACTGGTTCAACACATACACTTATTGATGGTGATGCTTTAGAAAGGCTGATCGGCAAAGAACCTATATTGATTCCCGAAGATGGTTATTATATATGGAAGAAACCTGAGCAAGGTAGACTGTACATGTTTGGGGTGGATGTTGCTAAAGGTTCTAACAATGACTATCATGTAATTAATATTTTTGATGTTACACATTATGGAACTACTGGTAGAATTGAACAGGTTGCTATGTATCGTAAAAATGATATTGATCTATTTGCTTTTATCGCAAAGATAAAAATGATAGCATCACATTGGGGTAAGCCTCCTATTATTGTAGAAAATAACCATCTTGGTTCCGTTGTTTGTACTGATCTTTTTGAATCAGAATATGATAATCTCTTTTATGATTATGAAAAAGGAGATTATGGAATTAACGCCAATATTAAAACAAAGCCTATTGCTTGTAGTTATCTTAAGCAAGACATTGAAGAAGGAAGAATGATAATTAATTCAGAAATTTTAGTTTCTGAGTTAGGTTTCTTTGAGGAGACTCGTCGTGGTGTATTTGAGGCTCGTAAGGGTAATATGTTCCATGACGACACTATAGCTGCATCTTATTGGGTAAGTTATTGTTTACGTTCTAGATTCTTTGAAGACTTCCTTCATTACTTTAAGGATAAAGACCACGCTGCTGTTAAAGAATTAACTAATAGTAATACCGATGAATTAGCAGATGAGGATATTGCTAGTTCATTTTTCGGTGGTTTAGGGGATGATGATACCAATATGTTCCAAAACGACTTGTCAAAAATATAAATAGTTTTTAATAAGCTTTAAAACACCTTTTTCTGTTAATTACAAGTATCTACGTATAAATAATAACAGAACAGATAAGGAGCTTACTATGGTGCAGGTTTCCCCAGGTGTAGAGATTATCGAAAGAGATTTCACTCTTCGAATTCCAGTTCAGACCAGTTCAACTGGCGCAATTGTAATTGCGGCTGAAAAGGGACCAATCAATACCCCAGTACTTATTAATACTGAAAAAGATTTAATTGAAACGTTCGGTGAACCAGATAATGTTAATTTTAAACATTGGTTTACCGCTCAAGCCTTCTTAGGAGGCTCAGACCAGCTTTGGGTTGTCCGTACTGAGGACGATCAGAAAAACATTGCTGGAATTACCGTTGGTATTTCGGGTGGCGCAGACGTTGGATGCGGTACAGAAACCCCAGGTGCTTTCCCAACACCTAAGTTGGCAGAAAACTTCCCACTCACTTACGATGGCGTAGACGAGACGGAAGCAATCGAAGGTGGGTCTCCTGTATTTAATCAGGAACTCTTTAAGATTTGGGGTGTGGGTGCTGGTCCGTACTATGAAGAGGTTCAGGTTGCTATTATTAATAATAATGACTATACTCAGCTTCTTAACTTTGAAGAAGAACTTGCTCAGGCAACTACTTCTCCAGAGAAACAAGCAATCATCAAGAAGTTTTATACTGGTACTCCAGCCGCTTCTGCTGATGCTGTTTGGAACAATAACCCATTACCATCTACTGATGATTATTATACTGATGCTGGTGACTATCTTAGTTGCTCACTTCTTAAAGATGATATTATCACCCAGACTGTAATTTCTGGTCAGACTATTTGGTCTGTTGATCAACTTGCTCTTGCAGAATACACTGGATTTGAATTCGGACCATCTGCTTCTGATGAATTTGCTCTTCTTGTATATGATCCAAATGGTAATGTTTCTAGTTCTTATATTTCTTCAACTGACCCAGAAAAAGTAGACGATTTTGGCAACAAAATGTTTGCTCCTGATCAGGTTAACGGAAATGACTCATTGATCTACTTCTTTGTAGCTCATAGTGAATTTGCAGCATCAGGTGTTACTCCAGTTTCTACTGGTAAAATAAACCTTGCTGGAGCAGACCCACTTACTGGTTCATTCAATTCGGATGGTACTCAGAACGGTAGTCTTGCTGATCTTAATGGTGAAATTGAAACACAGTTTAGAGAATACTTTACTAACAAAGAAACTATTGAGATTGACATTCTTCTTGATCCAGATTACCCAACTGTAATTAAACAGGCAATTGATGATATTTGTAAGAATGTTCGTAAGGACTGTATGGCTATTCTTAACATCCCAGAAGATCAGATGGTTAATCTTCAGACTCGTAAGCAACTTAAGAATTTTGCTACTAATATGAAGGATTACATCAATGGTTCCTTGAATATCAACTCTTCATATAGTGCTATCTATGGACAGTACATTGAAATTTTTGATCGCTTTAACGAAGTCAATAGATGGGTTCCTGTAACTGGATATGTTGCGGGTGTGATTGGTCGTGTAGACTTTAATCAGGCTCAATGGTGGGCACCAGCGGGTCTAAACCGTGGTACTCTTGATACTGTGATTAGTGTTGCTATTAATCCAACTCAACCACAGCGTGATATTCTTTACAGAAACCGTATTAACCCAATCATTAACTTTGTTGGTCAGGGTGTAGTTATCTGGGGTCAGAAAACTTTACAAGCTCGCCCAAGTGCCTTTGATAGAATTAACGTTCGTCGTTTATTCTTACACCTTGAGCGTAGCATTGAGAAATTCGCTCGCTTCTTCCTTTTCGAAATCAACGACGAGCTTACTCGTTCAAGATTCCGTGGATTGGTAAATGGTTTCCTCGCTGAAATCAAGAGTCGTAGGGGAGTAACCAACTACCGTGTGGTAGCAGATTCGAGTAACAATACTTCAGATGTCATTGACAGAAATGAGTTTGTTGCTGAAATTCTCATCCAGCCAGCTAGAGCAATTGAATACATTCGACTTGTATTCACTGCTGTTGGTACTGGCGTAAGCTTCTCCGAAGTGGTGGGTGGAGCATGAGACAAATAAGAATAACAGGAGGTAATTAATATGCCATTTCCAGAAGGTGTAGAACCAATGAACTTATATAGCTTTCGTCAGACTGTACGTGACGTTAGCAGACCATATTTGTTCATGGTAGAAATGCCGTTTATTGACGGTAACAATGCAAAAGTCACTGCTTTTGCTCGCTCAACTACATTACCTAAGTACTCAGTTGGTACTATTGAGATTCCTTTTCAATCTCAGAGGCTTCGCTTCGCTGGTCCAGCTACTATTGACGGTACTTGGCAGATTGAGTTTCTTTGCGACGAACTTCATAGTCTTCGCAACCGTTTTATGCAGTGGCTCCAAATAGAATACAACCCACAGGCGCTTCTTGCAGGCGCTCCAGTTTCATATAAGTATGATAACTGTAAAGTTTATCAACTTGCTCGTAATGGTGAAGTTGTTGTATCCTATCAGTTTGTTGGATTATTCCCAACTAACGTAGGCGAAATCGCACTTAACCATGAAGAAACTGGTTTCTCAAGATTCCCAGTTGAGTTTGCTTATGACTACTTTACTGTAAGCAGTGATGATCCATTCGACGCTGCTCAAGATGTAGTTGCGTTTAACTACAACGATGTTGGTATAGCCAATGGTACTGATCCAGGCGCAATCGTTGAAGGCGAAGATATCAACGGTGACGTTGGTGTCGTTGGTTCAAACGCTGGAGCTTAATATTATTTGATATCTGTATAGAGTGTGTGTGAGTTAATGATATAATTAACTCACACACACTCACGGGTATTTTTAGGAGAGTGTATGCCATTTCCAGCATCTGATGTATTTAACGGTGAAAATGAAATAGTAACCCTTAAAGATTTTCGTTATTTAGTTAACGATATTTCTCGTCCTTATCTATTCGAACTTCAGATGCCAATGATTGATACTGATAGTATTAAAATGTCAGCATATGCTAGGTCTACAACCCTTCCTGGTTATGAGTTAAATGTAGTTGATATTAAATTTCAAACTCAAACATTAAAAGTTGCAGGGGGTTCTAGTGGATCGCAGAGTTGGACTGTTGAGTTTCTTTGTGACCCAGTATTTTCTTTAAGAAGTAAATTTATTGCGTGGATGAGTTTAGCTTATGAACCATCTAGATTATTAACTGGTTCTCCTCAGTCATATAAGAATGATGCCACCAGAATAACACAGTTAAGTAGAAAAGGCGATCCTGTCCAAGGTTATAACTTTATAGGTATATTTCCTTCAAAAGTTAGTGATATGACAGTATCTCACGAATCAACAGACTATCATAAGTTTTCGGTAGATTTTGCTTTTGACTTTTTTACTGTTGAATCATTAGGTATAAATAGTATTAACACTAATGTTAATTTAGGGGTTACTGGTCTTAATCAGAGAACAACCAATAGCGGGGATATTAACACTCGTATTGGTAATTTTAGTGAGAGTACCCCAGCGGGTATTACTAATTTCATCTAGTTAGATTTTAAACTTATATGTTATAATAACTAAATCGCTTATATTATGCGATAATAAAAAGGAGTTAATTTATGTCAGATCGCCCAGGTTTTGATATCAAGGATTTGAAGAAGGTATATGCTACTAAATCAAGCCCTGAAACGACCGTAAAGCTTTGTTATACACAACGCGAGGTTTATATTCGTCCTATGAAAATTAAGGACAAGAAAGAAGTACTCAAGGCAATTGAGTCTAAGAAAGAAAACATTATCAATAAAGCCCTTGATGAAATCATTGAGAAGTATGTAGAACCTGTTGATGGTGATGAGTTCGAGGTTAAACATTTAACTACACAAGAAAGACATCAGATTCTAGTTCATATCAGAGTAGCCGCTGCTGGCGAAACTGCAAAAATCGTTCATGAATGTCCTCATTGTGAAACTCTTAATAGGAACATCGAATATAACTTAAATGATATGTATGTCCAATCTTATAAAGAACCAGAAACTGGTAATTTTATTGAGTTGGCAGAGGGGGCTATTAAGGTACATCTTGGTCCTATGACAAGAGACACTGAAGTTCAAATTGAGTCTTATATTAAGAAAAACAGAATCGAGACTGCTTCTGAAAAGAATTTTGCTCTTATGTCTGGGGTAATTAAGAAAATAGAAATGAATCAAGATGATATGATTGGTGAGGTAACTATGTCCGTTCAGGATAGAGTTGAGTTCTTTGAAAATCTTTCTAATAAGGAATTCGAAATTATAACTGAATATTTTAAGTCTATTGATTTTGGCGCTAAGATGCCTTTTGACTTTACGTGTGAAAAATGTGGTCACTCAGAAGAGCAGGAAGTGAACGTTGCCGTTTTTTTTATCAGTTGATGTTAATGGACAGTTGCTACCAACAGGTAGTCAATGAATGTATTGAATTAGCCATTTGGAGTGCTCCTTCTATAAATATACCTCAGATAGACAATTTAGATATTGTTGAGTTCGAAATATATCGAAAAGTCTTCAGAAACAAGTTTGAAGAGGAAGCGAAAAATAAGAACGAATTCATCAAGAATACATTTGAGTTTGCAAGAAAGGGCATTGAAGTTATTTGTAAGACGATTGCTGGGGCATTCGGGACAAAAACAAATACAAATAACTTAAAATAAAAATTATGGCACTCGGAGCAAAAGCAGCAATAGCACTTATTCAAGCAAGACAAAAAGCAGCCGTCGAAAGAGACGAAGCTGAAAAAGTTACTATTAAGCAAATTAAAGAGAAGCTCATACAAATTGAACAGATGGTCAAAAAGGGCAACCAGTCTGATGAATCTCAAAAAGTTAAAAGAGAAGAGCTTTATAGAATTGCCACCGATCTCAAATCAGCTATACCTAAACAAACCCAGTTTATAAATGATATAAAAGTAGACGCTGCCCGTATTGAAGATTTTATAGAGGTTGGGCTTGCTAGGGTTTTTACGGGTTTAGGTAGTATTACTAAAGGTATGGGGGTTATTACTAATTCTATTAAGAGTGGGTTTATTGGTATTAAAAATTCATTTATTAGTATTAGTAGTAATACTATTAATGCAGTTAAAGGATTTATAAGGAATACTTGGTCTAATGTTAATAGATTCCTAACACTTGATATTAGAAAACAATTAAGTAACGTAATGGGTTTGATAACTGGTGGTATCAGACGAATTATAGGTGGTGCTATATCTTTAGCTGTTAAAGGTATTAAAATGGCTATCGGAGTAGTCACTGGTATTATTAAGACAGGATTTAGAATAGTAACTGGTGTTATACTAGGTGCTCTTAAAATGGCATGGCAAAGTATTAAATGGGCTATTGGTAAAGTTTGGAGCCTTGTTTCAAATCTTGCATCTTTTGTAGTTAATTTTGTATGGCGCAGTCTTATGAAGGTTGGTTCTTTTATATTAGGTTTTGTTTGGAATACTATTAAATGGGTTGCTGGCGCAATAGCAGGTTTTCTTTGGAAAGGCATCAAAAGTATTGTATCCACAGTAGGTAAAACATTATTATTCATGACTACCCAATTAGTTAGTATAATTGCTACAGTTGTAATGAGTGCTTTTGGTCCGTATCTAGCTATAATAGGTGGAGTATTTCTAATTGTAATGGCTCTTAGTGGTAAACTAGGTGAATGGTGGAATAGTCTTTTAGACTGGTTTGGGTTTGGTGGTGATTCGTCAACGCCAGTTGCTCAATCTGCTGATGAAAATAAACCAGGATTTTGGAAATCTATATATGATTGGATGTGGGGTGGTAATGGTGCGAATGCAGGATGGCTAAAAAAAGGATTGACTTTTGTTGGTGATACTATAGTAAAAGCTTTTGGGTTAGCGGAAAATATGGCGGCATTAACTGGCAATGTTGTAGTTGAATGGGCTGATAAATATATTTTAACCCCTATTACTGATTTTCTTCAAAGTAATACCTTTGGTAAATGGATTTCTAGTTTATTTAATGATTTAAGAAGGTACTTATTTGGAGAAACCACCGAAGATGTTAGTGGTGATATTGCTTCTCGTTCTAATAGGCTTAATGAAATAAAAGGTAAATTTGGTGGTAATATCAACACTCTTACTGAAGATTTTAATTTATTGAAAGAGGCTTCTCAACTTTTAAGCCAGAATGAGGAAGACAGAGCCAGATTAAAAAGTGGTAATTTAAATCAAGGTCTAGTTAGTAGAGTAGGCAAAACTTTGTCTAAATGGTGGTTGGGTGAGGGTTTAAACTGGAAAACCCCAGATTCGGCATCTCCATTTGGCTCTATTCTTAATGCTATATTTGGAAACGAAAGCCAATGGTGGAATTGGTCATCAGAAGAAGGAGTTGTTGGTGGTGTTAATAAATTTGTTTATAATGAAGTGTATATTCCATTAGTTGAATTCTTTTCTGTTTCAATTCTTCCTTATTTACAACAAATGCTAGAATGGATAGCTATTTTAGTTGGACGTAATGACGAAGCATCAGCAACATCAATACGAAATAAAATGGCTGATCTTTATGAAATTTCTAGACAAATGCGTAGTGATATTGGTGCTAAATCTAGTATGGGAAGTAGTGGTTTAGCTGAAAGTTTCGATAATGCTACAGGAGGTGATACAAAATCCTCTTTTTCCTCTTTTTATCATGATTTGGGTTCAGAAAGAGACAGAGTTATCGCTAATCAGGTTTTCTCTAATGTTACTGAAGATCAAATATCAAAAGCTATACAGCAGATGATGAAAGATAATCCTAGTAGATGGTCAAATGAGAATAGAGCAATTGATGATCTTGTTTCGAACCCTAAAATTTATGAAGAGTACATGAATGACGAATCATTTCGATACCAAGTATCTACTGGTTTAGCTGGCGGGGAATCTCTTTTTAATGCTGCAACTCCTGCTTTTCAAGAATATGTAAGTGAATTGAGAAGAATGGTAACTAGTTTGACTTTTTCTTTGAATAAAAATCATTTTCAGTTTGATGAATCGAGCCGTCTTGCCTTCGATAATGTTGTTACTTCTGGTTGGGCGAAATATGGCATAAAATTAAATCCTGATTCGTTTGAC